ATATGAATGTTAAATATGTGGGTAGCCCGTATCCAGCAGGATATTCGCAGTGGAACGGGTTTCTTATTGGTTGATTTGGCGGGGTTCTTTTTTGTAAAAAATGCGAGTCAGCGGTTGGTCTAAATACTTGAAAAGGAGACTGCATGGCTCGCCCACACACACGCCAAGAACTTAAAGACTACTGCCTTCGCGCCCTTGGTCAGCCCATGATTGAGGTGAATGTGGAGGACTCACAGGTTGAAGACCGTATTGACGAAGCCCTAGAATACTTTGCCAAGTGGCATCACGATGGCGGTATGCGGATGTACTACACCTATCCGCTAACACAACAAGACATCGACCGTAAATTTATAGACACCACCCCAGTTGATCCGTCTATTCTAACCATTAATCGTATATTTCACATGGGTTTCAACATCACAACCAACAATATTTTTAATATTCGTTACCAGTTAGCACTCAACGACTTTTACGGGTTGCGTACAGGGCAGACCAATCTAAACTACTATGTGTCCACCATGCAGTACATTGAAATGTTGGAGCAGTTGCTTGATCCTGAAAAGCAGGTTCGTTTCAACCGAGTAAACAACCGTTTATACATTGATGCAGCCACAACTGATATGCAGGCAGGTAATTTCCTTATGATTGAGGCATATACAGCCAACAACCCCGAAACCTCAACAGAAATATACAACGACAATTTTCTTAAGAAGTACACCATTGCCCTTATTAAACGGCAATGGGGAGTTAATCTGTCCAAGTACGAAGGAATGCCTCTTCCGGGAAATGTCACATTCAACGGCAGCAAAATATATCAGGAGGCAATGGAAGAAATAACCAAACTAGAAGAAGATGTCCAGAGCAAGTACCAACTGCCACCCGATTTCATCACAGGATAAAGCATGGCAGTAAACCCGTATTTTCGCCGGAATGTAAAAGGAGAGCAAGACCTCCTAGAATCGTTGACCACCGAGGCTATCAAAATCCACGGTCACGATATGGTGTATATTCCACGAGAAACGGTTACTGAAGACAAGATTCTTGGCGAAGAGGTGTCCAAGTTCAAGGACGCAAACCGTATTGAGATGTACATGGAAACCGCCGAAGGGTTTGACGGCGAAAGTGACATGACCCGATTCGGGTTGGATATCCGCGAGAACTGCACTTTTATTGTGTCCAAACGACGATTCCTAGAAGTCATGGGGCACAATACTACCATTCGCAATTTGGGTCGCCCCCGTGAAGGTGATTTGATTTACTTTGATTATCCGTATAACATGTTTGAAATCAAGTTTGTGGAACACGACAATCCGTTCTATCCATTGGGTCAGCGGTACTCGTTTAAACTGTACTGTGAAGCCTTCAAGTACACGCAGGAAGAAATGGATACTGGAGAAAGCGACATGGACGCTGTAGCGGCTGTTGTGGCAACCTACAAGAAACGCTTGACTCTTGGCAGCGGAAGCGGAACCTATACTGTGGGCGAAGAAGTATACGCTGGCTTGTTGGCTAATCCCCATGCTGCTGCCAGAGTTGATGCGTATACCACAACCTTTGATGCAAAGTATCTAACAGTCAACATGAACACTGGCTCGTTTGATATTGGAGACACCGTGATAGGCAAAACCAGCGGTGCGTCTTACACTATTACAGCCATTACTGATACCGATACCCGTACCACGAACAGCAACATTCAAGACAATGAGGCTCTTGATTTGGAAGCCAACCGCGACAACATTTTTGATTTTAGCGAAAACGATCCGTTTAGCGAAGGCCCATTCTGATGTTCACACAGTTCTACAACCAAACCATCCGTAAAATGGTGGTAGCCTTTGGTTCCATATTCAACCAAATACATATTTCTCGTACAGAGAGCAGTGGAACCAAATACATTGAAGTGCCTATTGCATACGCACCCAAAGAAAAGTACAAAGTGCGTCTTGGAGGCGACCCGTATCTACAGAATCCGTTTCAAATAACTCTGCCCCGTATTGCATTTGAAATTACAGGATTTGCATACGATCCGTCTCGTAAGCGAAACTCTGCCCAGCGGAACATTGTACGAGACACCCAAACATCTGCGATGAAATATACATTTGCAGAAGTGCCGTACAATATTGACTTTGGGCTGTATGTGTACACCCGAAACATGGATGACGGGCTGCAAATTATAGAGCAGATACTTCCGTACTTTGCTCCTGAATTTGTTGTGTCCATGAACTTTGATGCTGTAAACACAAAAGTGGATGTGCCCATCTACTTGAATTCTGTTACATCAGAAGAAGACTACGAGGGCGATTTCCAAAACCGCCGCAGCATTATATTCACCCTGAACTTTACCATGAAGTCGTATCTGTTTGGCCCTGTTCGCAGTTACAGCGAAATCCGAAAGATAAACTCGCGGTTCTTTGACATGTCGTATTACGACGGTGGATACACCGCAGGATACACTGGTGCAGGATCAACTGCGTCTAATCTGTTCAATGTGTTTGTGGGTATTACTGGAGCAAGTGGTGCAAGTTCCGACAAGTACACCTACTCTCCGTATGCCAAGATATACCAAGCAGATTCGGGTGGAGGCTCTACATACGCTGCGGGTATGGCATCAGGTGGTGTAACTGTGGGCTGGTTTGGAGTTAATGGAACAACACAAAGTGCAGGAGGTTTCTATGGCTGATGGATTTGAACATATTGAATCGGTGTTGAGTGGAGTGCCATCAGAAAACGAATCACAGCCTGTAGTCAAGTCTTCTCCTATTCCTGTGGTGCGGATTGAAACTCCACCACTAACCCAAGAGTACTTGGAAAAAGACCTGAAACACGACTACGAAACGGTTCGTAAAAACCTTCGTGAACTGGTTGAGAGCGGCAAGAACGCACTGGACGGAGTGCTAGCCGTAGCCCAAGAAGGCGACTCGCCCCGTGCGTATGAAGTGGTAGCCCAAATGATTAAAACACTTTCGGAAACCAATCGTGATCTGTTGGATATGCACGACAAGATGAAGGGTATTCGTAAAACTGAAAACAACACCACAAACAACACCACAACAAACGCCATTTATGTGGGGTCTACCCGTGATTTGCAGGATATTATAAACAGTGCCCGTTCAAGTAAAAAAGCGTTTATCGAAGCACAGGTGGAAGACGCGCCATAAATACTAGACGGAGGTACGGCGTGAGTACAGTATTAGCCATGTATTGGACTGCTTTTGTGTTGTGGATAGGATTCAAAACTTCAGCGGTATACGAGTATTTGCGTCTGCTGCCGTTTTGTGAGCGATTATTTCACACACGGGAATACGCAGAGTTCCGTAAACACGACATGACTTTACGGTACGGCGAGTTCCTGTCCATGAAGTACCCGTCTTTTTTTGTGCGTATGTGTGGATGCCCGTTCTGTATTGGTGTGTGGATAGCGTTTGCTGGGTGTTGGGCTTTTGGATGCTTTTCCCATATGCCTGCGGTTTACGGAGGCGGGCTGCTTTCGTATCTACTGTTTGCTTGGGCAATAAAGAATCTATCACATGAATGAGTACACCTTTGAAAGCCCTGTGGATTTGGTAAAGCACTTGTATGCAGGAGAAAATACTCCCACAGGAATATGCCGTGCGCCTAGCACTTTGTTTGGATGGTATTCCCGAGCCAAACGAGTCTATGACAACTCTCTGTGTGCCACTTGCAAGCAAAATATAAAAGAAGAAGATGTGGAAAACGAATACACCCAAATCGTGCAGTACCCCGACACAGAAAAAAGAAATGCTGTACTAGCAGTTGGTGGTGTGTTTACTCTGAAATTGCGTGGAACTGTTTTAGGAAAGGTGGATGCCTGTGAATAAAAGTCAAAAGTATCTGGGCAACTCTAACCTGAAAGCCGCAGGGGTAAATGTAAACTTTTCCGAAAAGCAGATTGAAGAGTATGTGCGGTGCTCTCAAGACCCCCTGTATTTCATCAAACATTATGTGAAAATTGTATCGCTCGACAAGGGCTTGGTTCCTTTTGAGCCGTATGAGTTTCAGGAAGAAATGATTGAAGCAGTACACACCAACCGTTTCGTGATCTGCAAAATGCCTCGACAAAGCGGTAAGTCCACCACAATGGTGTCGTTTCTCCTGCACTACATTCTGTTCAATCAGAACATGAGCGTGGCTATCTTGGCTAACAAACTAGCCACAGCCCGTGAACTACTGGGACGCTTGAAACTAGCCTACGAGTACCTGCCCATATGGCTACAGCAGGGTGTAGTGGAGTGGAATAAAGGCTCTATTGTGCTTGAAAACGGCTCAAAAGTGCTGGCAGCAGCCACTTCGTCTTCGGCTGTTCGCGGTGGATCATTCAACTGCATCATGTTGGACGAGTTTGCGTATGTGCCGCAGAATGTAGCCGAAGAGTTCTTCTCGTCCGTGTATCCCACCATTACTAGCGGTAAAGAAACCAAAGTGATTATTGTGTCAACGCCCAAAGGCTTGAACATGTTCTACCGCATATGGGTAAATGCCAACAAGCGACCGGGCGAAGAAGGCAAGAACGAGTACTACCCTATTGAGGTGCATTGGAGCGATGTGCCCGGTCGTGACGACGAGTGGAAAAAGCAAACCATTTCTAATACAAGTCTTGAGCAGTTCCGCACGGAGTTTGAAACCGAATTCTTGGGTTCGGTTCACACACTTATCCACCCTGAAAAACTCAAGTGCATGGTGTACCGCACTCCTGAATATTTGAATAATGAGGGTTTGCGTGTGTACTCCCGACCACAGCCCGATCACAAGTATGTGCTTGTGGTGGACACCTCGCGTGGTCAGGGGCAAGACTACCACGCTTTCAGCGTTGTGGATGTGACCCAAATCCCGTACCGAGTGGTTGCCACATTCCGAAACAACCAGTTGGCTCCCATGTTGTACCCTAATGCCATCTATCCTGTGGCACGGCAGTACAACAATGCGTATGTACTGGTGGAAATCAACGATATTGGTCAACAGGTAGCCGACATTCTGCATGACGATTTAGAGTACGACAATCTGATCTATGTGCAGATGCAGGGGCGCAAGGGACAGATAGTGAACGGTGGTTTCGGCAAGGGCGGCTCGGCTATGAAGGGGGTAAAAACCTCCACAGCCGTGAAGCGTATTGGGTGCTCCATTCTCAAAAATTTGATTGAGGACACCAAACTCATAGTTGAAGATTTTGGTGTGGTGGACGAGTTATGTACTTTTGTGGCTAAAGGCGACTCGTTTGAAGCCGAAGACAACCACCACGACGATTTAGCCATGACTCTGGTGCTGTTTTCTTGGCTAACTACCCAAGCGTATTTTAAAGATATTACAGGCAGTGATATTCGTAAAGACCTGTACGAAGACCAAATGAAAAATTTAGAAGAAGAAATGACCCCTTTTGGGTTCGTGGACGACGGTTCTGACTCAACAACCGCCGTAGACGACAGCGGAACAGCATGGAATTGGGGCGACGAGCGGGGTTAAACGGCAGTTTACAGGAAAAAACCAAATAATACATACAGGTAGAAGTACCGATACACACACCCCGTGCTTCACAGACTAAGGAGATTCCACAATGGCATTTAGAGTAAGCCCCGGCGTAAGCATCAAAGAAATCGACCTGACCACAGTTGTACCCGCAGTAGCAACCACTCCCGGCGGTTACGCTGGGTACTTCTACTGGGGACCATGCAAAGAAATCGTGACAGTTACATCTGAACGCGAACTGGCTGATGTGTTTGGAAAGCCAGACAGCACCAACTTTGTGGATTTCTTTACCCCTGCCAACTTCCTACAGTACGGCAACAACATTCAAGTTGTGCGTGTGGTTGGTGCTAGTGCCGCCAATGCTGCTGTTGGAATCACCGGTGGATTTAGTGGTGGTACTTTTGATATTTTCAACGAAAGCGAATACGATGCTCCTGTTGCCGCTGTAACTACTGCTGCGGCTAATGGTCTAGTATTTGCAGCCAAATATCCCGGTGCACTTGGTAACAGCCTCAAGGTGGTTGTTGTTGCTGGTAACGGACTCACAGGATACGCCAATGCTGGAGTGAGCACCGGAATGACAATCAGTGCTGCTTTGGATTTTGGTGCAACTGGATTGACATTTGCTGCTGTGAATAGCAGTTACAAATACCATTTCACCAAAGGCGATTCCATTATATTCAACGATGGAACCACAGTATTGCTTGATAGTGTAGTAGGAGTAACAGGAGTAAACAACGAATTTAGTGGACTAACTTCTTCTGGCAATATTAGACTGTCTTTCCAAAACGGATTGCCAAAGGCACAGACTGCTGGTATGACTTTCCAAGTAAAGAGTGTGTACAGCAACTATGTAAATACTGTTGCAACCACTACAAACTACGCAGCGGCTCAAGGCGGTTCCGGTGACATGATTAGCGTGTTGGTGATTGACAACGACGGCAAGTGGACAGGAACTCCCGGAACACTACTGGAGAAGTACGAAGCCGTGTCTCGTGCAAGCGATGCACGAAACACAGACGGATCAAGCAACTACTACAAGAATGTGATCCGAGATCAGTCCAACTACATCTACGCTATTCAGGCAGATTTGGCAGATAACACTGGTGGAGTTTCCACCAAGACTGATTGGACTACTCTAAACGGAATCGCTGGTGCTCGTCTTGTGGGTCACAATGTAATCTCTTTAGGTCTTACTCAGGGTGCAGACAGCACACCAGCAGACGGAGAGCGTTGGAACGACGGTTGGAGTTACTTTGCTGACGCAGAAACCGTGGATGTGTCTCTGTTGCCACTAGGCAACGCTTCTGCAACTCTAGCCAAACTGGTCGTAAACAACATTTGCGAAAAGCGTCTAGACTGCATGGCATTTGCGTCTCCCGCATCCACCGATGTGGTCAGCAAACTACCATACGAAGCCTTGAACTCGCTCAAGACCTTCCGCGACAGCACTTTCAACATCAACTCGTCTTACGCAGTTCTAGACAGCGGTTGGAAGTACCAACTAGACACCTACAACAATGTGATTCGCACCGTGCCACTAAACGCAGATATTGCAGGTCTAGTGGCTCGTACCGAGTTCACCAACGAAGCGTGGTTCTCACCCGCAGGATTTAACCGTGGGCAGGTCAAGAATGTGGTCAAGTTGGCGTACAACCCGTCAACCGAAGCACACCGCGACGAACTGTACACCCGTCAGATCAATCCTGTGGTGTCGTTCCCCGGCGAAGGCGTAATCCTGTTCGGTGACAAGACCGCACAGACCCGCCCAAGCGCATTTGATCGCATCAATGTGCGTCGCCTGTTCATCGTGCTTGAGAAGGCAATTGCCACCGCAAGCAAGTTCTTCCTGTTTGAACAGAACGATGCGTTTACCCGAGCGCAGTTCAAGAACTTGGTGGTTCCGTTCCTCAAGACTGTGCAACAGCGTCGTGGCATCACCGACTTCAAGGTGGTGTGCGATGACACCAACAACACAGGCGAAGTAATCGACCGCAACGAGTTTGTAGCCGATATCTTCGTGAAGCCAACCCGCAGCATCAACTTCATCCAGTTGAACTTTGTCGCCACCAAGACTGGCGTAAACTTCACAGAAGTTGGCGGCTGATCGTATAGATACTACGGATAACAAAAGGAGCAAATAAATGCCAGTAGATCCAAGCAATAACATTTCAGGATTTGTGAACGCCTTTGCAGGTGGTGGTGTACGCACAAACCTGTTCGTGGTCAACGGCACAATTCCGGGATACTCAAATAACCGAGCCATCTCGTTCTTGTGCAAGGCTGCTCAGATTCCTGCTTCGTCACTAGGAACCATTGAGGTTCCGTATCGTGGTCGCCGAATCAAACTACCGGGTGACCGTACCTTCCAAGACTGGTCGCTCACCATTATCTCTGATGCCAACCTTGCTCTACGCTCGGCATTTGAGAACTGGAGTGCAATCTTTAACTCGCACACCTCCAATGTTGCTCCCCGTAACTTCATGGAGTTCATGCCTACTTGGTCGGTGACTCAACTCCATCGTGACGGTGAGCCGCTGCGTAGTTACAGTTTTGTTGGCTGCTTCCCTGCGGAAGTAGGAACCATTGACCTGTCCTACGAGAACAACGACTCTATCGCTGAATTCCCTGTGACTCTGAACTACTCGTGGTGGGAGGCTGCTCCGGGTGCTGCGGTTCCTGCGGTTGGCAGCGGCGTAGGCATCAACCTGAACGGACTACTACAGAACTTGGGCATCAACATCGGTATTGGCTTCTAATCCTTTTTAAAAAGGTAATTACATTATGGCAATCAACCTGTTCGGTTTTAGTATCGGAAAAAAGGACGGTAAAGAACCGGCTTCTGCTGAGGAACTCCTCAAGAAGCCGGTTTCTTTTGTCCCTCCTGATTACGATGACGGTGCAACCCCTGTTGAAGTGGGTGGATATTTCGGAGCGTATGTTGACTTTGACGGTTCAGTAAAGTCAGACATTGAACTCATCTACAAGTACCGCGAGATGGCACTACACCCTGAATGTGAAAGTGCCATTGCAGATATTTGCAACGAGAGCATTGTATACAACGACACACTGGATGCAGTCAAGATTGATGTGTCTTCGGTCAAGCAGTCCAAAGCCATCAAAGACAAGATTGAGGACGAGTTCCACGAGGTGCTGAATCTGCTGGACTTTACTCGTCGTGGTTACGAAGTGTTCCGCAAGTGGTATGTGGAAAGCCGCCTGTATTACCACATTATTATTGACGAGAAGAACCGCAAGAAGGGTATTCTTGAACTGCGTCCTATTGATCCTGTGAAAATTCGCAAGGTTCGCAGAGTAAAGAAGAAGCCACTCAACGCAACCACCGGCAGTGGAAATATGGGAAATAGCCCCATGAGTGTTTCACTGGTGTCAGAAATTGAAGAGTTCTACATCTACGCTGAACAGGATCAGGCTTCCACTAGCATGACCTTGGACGGACTCAAGATTAATCCTGACGCTATCTGCTTTGTCCACAGCGGATTGTTTGACTCACGACGCAAGAAAATATTAGGTTATCTGCACAAGGCAATCAAGTCACTCAACCAGTTGCGTATGATTGAAGACGCAGTGGTAATCTATCGTTTGGCTCGCGCTCCTGAACGCCGTATTTTCTATGTGGATGTGGGTAATCTACCCAAGCAAAAGGCTGAAGAGTATGTGCGCGGGCTTATGCAGCGGTATCGCAGCAAACTCATGTACGATCCCGCTACAGGAGAAATGACTGATAGCCGCAAGCACCTGTCCATGTTGGAAGACTTTTGGATGCCTCGTCGTGAAGGCGGCAAGGGCACAGAAGTCAGCACTCTACAGGGCGGTCAGAATCTTGGTGAAATGGAAGATGTCAAGTACTTCCAGAAGAAACTGTTCCAGTCGCTTAATGTGCCTACTTCCCGTCTAGAAGAAAACACAGGCTTTAATATTGGTCGTGCGTCTGAAATTAGCCGTGATGAAGTAAAGTTCTTCAAGTTTGTGGAACGACTTCGCATGAAGTTCTCTGAAGTATTCTTGAACCTGCTGCGCGTACAACTGGTTCTCAAGGGAGTTATTCGTGAAGACGAGTGGACGGACATTGAACCCAAGATTGCGTTCAAGTTCAACATGGACTCCCACTTCAGCGAACTCAAGGAAAGCGAAGTGCTCAAGGATCGTCTACAGAGCGCACGGGATGCCGAAGACTTTGTGGGCAAGTACTACTCCCGCGATTTTGTGCGTCGGCATATTTTAAAGCAGACTGCGGAAGACATTGAGGAGATTGACAACGCTATCAAGAGTGAAATGGCAGAGGGCAAGATTCTACCCCCCGAAGGGCAGATGACCCCCGCTGGAGCCGAAGGCGCACCTCCCGAGGCTGCTATGGGTGGAGACACAACCCAAGCCCCCTCTGCTCCCAATGTGACAATTGGTGAAATAGTCGGGGGAGACGATGAAGAAGACGAGTTTGGCAACCCCAAGGAATGATGCTTTAAACTCCACTATTTTACGAGAAATATAGCGGATACTAAATAAATAAGGTCTGACAAGGAGAACCAATGGACAACAACAAAAAGATCGCAAAAGCCCTACTGGAAAAGAACTACGCCGATGCCAAGGAGCATGTATTCAATGCCCTGTACGCCAAGGCTTCCCTCCTGCTAGACGAGCAGCGTGTAGCCGTGGCTGAAGCCGTGTTTAATGAAGACAAGAA